ACCGTTTATATTATTGCGATGCTTCCACTGACAAAATCTACGAGTTGGATTTAGACTCTTTAGCAGACAGCTCTTCAGGGGGAGTGACTTCCCCTTCGACGTTTCCAGCAGGTGTAGGTGGTGCAGATGGACGTCTTTATCATTGTGATTATAATGTAGATAAAATTTATGAGTTGGATTTAGACTCTTTAGCAGATATCTCTTCAGGAGGAACGAGTTCACCTTCGATAACGCCTTTTGGTATTGGTGGAACAAAAGCAGCTTAAAAAAAGGAAATAAGATGAAATATCTAAAATTAGTAAATGTGCCTTGGAAATACTTTCAAGATAAGAAGTACGGAAAGCATGTAAGAGGCGGTCCAATTCGCTGGATTGCAATGGGGTTCAATGCTCAGGTTATCCAAAAATTACTTGTGCAATTTGAAGATGGTGATGACCATTATGATTACATTCCAATTGCTGATGAGGATAAGGTAAAAGATATACTCCCTTTAATTGAAACTGATATGCAGGAAACCAAAGAACTCCTAGGGGATTTGGCAAATATCCAACATGAAATTGTTGCGGATGATAGGGAAAATTGGGTTGCCCAAAAAGAGCAATTGCAACAGCAGCTGCAAGAGAAAGCAGCTGAGAAAGTTGCGGCTAGAAGACTTGCTGAAGAGCAGGCTTACGAAAGAATGAAAGCTGAACAGGGTGGTAGCTAATCATGAGCTTGGTGCCGGCACTTTTTCTTGCTTTGGGTATTCTCTTTGTCAGAGATTTTTTTAGAGGAGTTTTATAATGCCAATTTACTCTTATAAAGTTCCTTCAACTGGCGAGATTATTGACCAATTTCACCACATGGGGAAAGCTCCTAAAACAATCAAAGTGAAAGGGGAAACCTGTAACCGGGATTACAGCAGTATTTCTGTTCCGGCAACTACTGGCTGGCCTCTGGAGTGTGTTGCTTCTGGAGTGAATGCAGAGCAGGCTGGAGATCTACGAAAAGAGTTCGACAGAGTTGGTGTAAAAACCGAAGTAACAAAAGACGGCAACCCAGTTTACAGAGATGCCCAACACCGGAAGAAAGCTCTTGCGGCACGGGGTTTTGTTGATAAAGCAAGTTTTAACTAAAAAAGGACACGGCATATGAACGAAGAATTAACAGAAAAAGATCTGAATGAGAAATTTGGCGAAGAGTTCATGAACGAAATTGATTCGGCCATTGAGGACGATAAAGAAGACGTTTCTGGAGATTTTGAAGAAAAGAATGAACTCGAAGAGAAGCCTGAAGAGAATCTTGAAGAAGATCTTGAGGAAAAGGGCGAACTCGAAGAAGGTCAGGAAGAGGAAGAACTGGAAGAAAATAAGGGTGAAAAGCCTGAAGAGACTCCACTTGACGATGCAATGGTCGAGAGAGGTATAAAAGTCGGCCTTCCTTTTTCTGAAATAAAAGAATTACACAAGGCTGGACTATTAGACAACCTTGTTTCCCGGATGGAGACACAGTCCCAATCGGGAGGGAATGACGGCAGTCAAGACGACGCTGATGATTCCAACGAGCTGGATGAGATTGTCAACTCAATGCCAGACTTAGATCCTGAAGAATACGATGAGGCTCTTGTGCAGATGCAGAAGGCCAATAAGGAAACTGTCAAAACCTTGATTGATGCCCTTAAGAGTAGAGATCAGGAGATTGAAGGCTTGAAAAGCAGCAGGAATGACGGGTGGTTCGACTCGAAAGTTTCCTCCCTTGACAAAGGAGTGGTTGCCAAGCTTGACAAAACCCCCCAAATGAGAGCAGATCTTCAGGACAAGTTCAATATGCTTTCAGCTGGCTATCAGTCTTTGGGGAAACAGGTATCCCAGGATGCCGTTTTTAAAGAGGCTTCCCAGTTAGTTCTGGGGGATCTAATGAAAGAAGCAGGTACTGAGAAAGTGAAGAGTAAACTGCAGAAACGCAAAGCTCAACACACTCAGCGGCCAAACAACAGTAGAGGGAAGAAATCAAAAAATCCTGAAGCTGAAGTAGCCGCAAGTATTGATGCTCAGTACTTCAAATAATAATTAAGGAGTATCCCAAATGGGAATTAATCAGAATCAAATTGCTGATTTGGTCAATACTACCTGGCAAAAGCTCGTTAAATCAGGTGCATTTACAGACCTTCAGACCGATCTTACTGATCACGTAGCAGTACGTGAAATGTGGAAAGGAAAGAAGCATAAGTTTGAAGGTGGACTTGACTGGCGTTTTGATTGCCAGATGGATCACAATCACAGTGCAAAAACTGTTGAACTGTATGAAACTGACAGTTCTACGTTCGTTGATAACATGAAGGAAGGCACAGTCCAACCTCGTCACATCAACGCCCACTATATTTTCGATAAGCGTGAAAAAGCCTTCCAGAGAGGCGGTAGAGCAATTGTTGATTATGTGCAAACAAAATATACCGGAATGATCATTTCATTCTACGAGAAGCTTGAAGAACTCCTTTGGAGTAAACCGGCTTCCTCTGCGAACGAAAAAGACCCTTACGGTATTCCTTACTGGATCACCAAGAATGCCACTGAAGGTTTCAATGGTGGCAATCCAGCTGGTTTCACTAATGGTAAGGCTGGCATTGATGCTGGTACTTATACTCGTTGGCAGAACTGGACAGCTCAATACACTGAAGTGACTAAAGAAGATCTTGTTCGCAAGATGAGAAAAGCACATCGTAAGAGCCGTTTTCGTTCTCCTGTTTCTCACGCAAACCCCAATATCAGTATGGGTAATGGTATCTATACCAGTGACCCTGTTATTGGCTTGCTTGAAGAAATTCTGGAAGCGCAGAACATGAACCTTGGAAACGACATTGCTTCTAAGGATGGGAAAGTTGTGTTTAAGGGCAGTCCTGTCCAGTATGCTCCTTATCTTGACAACGACTCCACTGATCCGGTCTACATGATAGACTGGCAGAAGATGGGTGTTGGTTGCATGGAAGGCTGGGAGTATAACGTGACGGCTCCTTACATGGTTCCAAACAAACACAACGTATGTCGTGTTGACCTGGATGTATCCCTAAACATGATCAGTACTGACCTGCGTAAGCACGCTGTTATCAGTAAAGCATCATAACAAGGAGATAAACTATGAGTTTTCCTAATGGTCCTGCAAAGGGCGCAGATGTAAAAAAGAAAAGCGTTTGGTATGAAGGTACCGACGCACTTAAACAGGGTGAACCTGTTTGTTACAACAGTGACTATGGCACTGCTGCAAATCACGATGGTCGCAGAGCGAACTTTGTAGAACGTCCTTCCAGCAGTAATAACCGTGCTTTTGCCGGTGTTGTTGCGAATGACTGTGCTGCAAGAGCTGGTGGTCAGATGATCGATATTTACGAACCTGGTTCCAAAGGCATAACAATTGCCCTTGGTGCTGACGTAACAATCGGTGATTACCTGACTTTCTGCACTGGTAAAGGTCGCTTTGTAAAAGCTGGCTTCGCTGGTCGTGGTTCTGCTCGTATTCGTCAAACTGTTACTGCACTTGTCGAGTCTTCAATGACTGGTGGCTGGTCTTTAGCTACTGACGGTGTGACTCTGACAGTTGCTGACACTACTGGTCTTTCTGCTGGTGACACAGTTGTCTTGCTTGGTGGTGAGAATGACGGAACTGGTGCAATTGTCTCTGGACAGTACACAATCAGTTCTATCACAAACGGAACAGTTCTTGTTCTAAGTTCTTCAGCGGTTACAGCTACTCCTGGTGGTGCCCTGACTTGTACTGGATATGCCTTTACTGGTAATCCGGTTGCTCAGGCTGACTTACTGGAAGGTGAAGAGTCTGGCGGTACTGAGTTCATCAGTCCTCCAAATGCCGGTGGTGATTCACTGGCTCACATGACAGGCGGTAAGACGTTTGTTTGTGGTGGTTTGACTCTGGCTGCTGATTCCGAAGTTGAACTCGCTAATGGCGACTATCAAGGACAAAAGAAAGGTTTTGAGCTTCTTGGAGCTCTGACTACTTCTGACTTTGTTGTTGACCTTGTTGCTGCTGGTTCACAGCTTGACGGTTCAGCTCTTGCTGAGATTAATGCAATCGATGCGGCTGCTGACGCTGCTTACCTTGAGTTTAACGGCTCATGGAGAGCAACTGGCGTTGTCGGTGGAGCTACACAGGCATAATCCAATGAGGTCCGGAGCTTAGTCTCCGGGCTTCTATCAATTTAAGGAGCCATCAATGGCTAAAAAGAAAAAATCTGAAGAGAAATCTGAAGAAACCAGAGCGGGTGGCATCAAGCGCAGAGCTGAAAAACGCAAAAAGCGCACTGCAGCTAAATAAATAATCAGTGGGCCTTCGGGCCTGCTTTTTTGGAGAACACAATGAGCGCGGCAAACAAAGAAGAAGTAATTAAAGTCTTGAAAGAATCAGGTCTTTCGGATGAAGAGATTAAGGCATTAGGCTGGAGTGAAATGCTGAAAAAGCACAAAGAAATAATGTCTAAAACTAAAAGCAACGAAACTGAGGAAAAGAAGGCAGTGGTCAAAGAAGATTTGAGAATTGATGAAGTCTCTACTGACTACTTAATCCGGATGGGATGCGAGAACCCTAATAAAGAGGGTGAAGTACTTCCCGAAGTTGCAAAACTATTTAAAAAATTTAAGACGAAAATGGACATGGTAAGTCCTGGGCGATTAAGCCCTGAAGGATATGCTTTCATAGTCCTTCTTTTCGATCTTCAGAAAAAAGGTAAATAACAATGGCTGAGTCTACACTATCTATCAATTATGCAGATCTAAAGCTTGAGGTTGGTCATTTTCTTGGCTATGGCTCAAATTCAGAGGACTGGACTAAGTACCAACTTGGGGAAATTGACCGGATAGTGCAGGCTGGAGTTAGAAGAGTTTACTATCCACCGGCTATGGAAGGTGTTCCAATGGGTTACGAGTGGTCTTTTCTTAAGCCGGAAACAACTATTGCTACGGTAGCCGATCAGGCAACAAATGACCTCCCTGACAATTTAGGTCGTGTGATTGGACAGTTTTATTATCCTTCATCAAGTAACAGGGTTTCGGTGATTGTTGTTTCTGAAGCGGCTCTGAACGAGTATAAGTCTCAGGTCGATTCTGATGGAGCACCAAGATATTGCTGTATTCGACACAAAACTTCAGACGGAAGTGAGGGGCAGAGATTAGAGGTTGAATGGTATCCAAAACCAGATGCAGCTTACACACTGACCTACAAATATGAAGCCTATCAAGGAAAACTCACTGCTGCAAACCCTTATCCTCTTGGCGGGATGAAAATGAGTGAACTGTTTATTGAGAGTTGCTTGGCGGTTGCTGAAGAAAGAGCAAATGACGAGAAAGGAATTCATTATCAATCTTTCATGGCTCAGTTGATTAATGCTGTTTATCTCGACAAGAGACAAGGTGCTCAAAATTTTGGAAGAATGGGACAGCCAGACGAGCATAATTACAGACTTCGCAGAGGTGATACAGGTGGTCCTTATCCGATCACTTACAATGGAGATGTAATTACATGAATACCGAATTAGCCTCAGAATTGGCAATAGCCTCTTACACAGATATGCCGGCACTTTTATTCAGCCTGGATATTCAAGATGAATATGTTCAGGTTTATTTAGATAAAGATACTGTCATTATCAACTGGCGGGGTACTGACTCGATCAAAGATTGGTTGAGGAATGGTGACTTCAAGCAGATTGATACGCCCTTTGGCATGGTCCATTCTGGTTTTTGGGATGCTTTCAAAGCAGTAGAAGATCAACTGAAAAGACGGCTAAATTTATACAAATTCTGCAAAATTGAAATTATTGGACATTCCGGTGGTGCTGCATGTGCTCAGATAGCAGCTGCAGTAATTCCTCAGTGGGGTGATTTTCCAGTAACAATTGAAAAACTTTATCTGTTCGCTTCACCAAAAACCGGTGATTGGGCATTCTGCAATACTGTAGTAAGAAATGTCCGGCAGATATACCGATATGAAGTGGTCAGCGGGTGGCCTTTCCTTAAAGATCCAATTCCCCTCATGCCGCCTGGCAAAGAATATACACAACCGGGGGAGAGAATTGAACTTAAGGTTTGGGGCAATCCGCTCGATCTTCATAACATGACAACATACAGCGAGGCTGCTACTGCCTATGCTAAAAAAAATGGAGAAATGCCATGAAACAACGTGTCTGTAAACTCATACGCATGGAACCACCAGCTAATGAAGCTGGTGTTTTAAGTGCTTCGGGTGAGACTGTGCCAGCTGATGGGACTGCCGGATACGCCAAGAGTTGCCTATTTCAACATACTGATGGGGCAGGTGTATCTGACTTATTATATGTGAATATTGGAACAGCGGATAGCTGTGACTTTAATGCGGTGACAGTGGCTTCATAATGAAAACCCCTGCTTCCAAAACACTAATATTCCCAAATGCCGGAGTTTCCCGGAGAGGAATGTATCGACAACAGACCAGACCATTCTCAACCCCTTGGGCAATGAATGTAAGGTCTTTTGATGATATTGAGGATAGAGAGCGCGGTGGTTCTCGCCCAGGTCTGACAAAGGTTAACGCCACAGATCATGGCGAAATTACTGCAATGATACCTTTGGCGAGTGTTGATGTTAATGGAAATCGAAACTTTTCTATCATCATCATTGGAGGTGGGGTTTTTTATAAACTTTCTGGTGGCACTTCTCAGACTATTGACGCAAATCTTCTCTGGCCTGATGGTCAGGAAATGCTTTGGCCCGATGGTCAGAATGTCACCTTTGCAGCATCTGTGACCAGTTCAAGCCCAATTGGAGACACAGATGCCTATACTGCTTGTGCCAGAGGAGGAAATCTTTTCTTAGCTGATTCTGTTTTAAGAGAATATAACCCCAATACAGGCATTGTGGCCGATGTTAACGCTTCTGTAGGAGTTGTACCCACTAATGAGCCCTTGGTTGCCTGCTATAGGGATAGAATCGTCTTAGGCGGTCAATCTCACATTGTTTATTGTTCAAGATCCACAGATCCCACTGACTGGGATTATGGTGCTGAATGGGAAAATCAAGCAAAAGCTGTGGCCTTTCAGTTAGAGGATGCCGGCTGTATTGGAGAAATCCCCAAAGCCATTATTCCCTGGAACGACAAAGCCTTGGTTATAGCATGTGAAAATAGCATTTGGGTTTTACGGGGAGATCCGGCAACCGGTCAAGTAATGAATGTCAGTCGAGAGATTGGAATTATAGCACCTGAAGCATGGGCCATGTCACCAGATGGGACAATGGTCTTTCTCAGTTATGATGGTGTTTACATTTGGCAAGTAGCCAGCAATTCAGCTCCACAGCGTTTTTCTGAAGAAAGAATGCCAAGACAGTTACGGAATGTAAGCAAAAGCACAAACAGAATAACTATGGCTTATGATCAGGTTGGCCGTGGTTATCATCTTTACATAACACCTGATTCCGGTGATGGACTTCACTGGTTTATAGATTTAACAAACAGAGCCTTCTGGCCGGTAAGACTTCAAGATGACCACCAACCATACGCAGCAGCGAGAGACATTGAGGGTGGTTTAGCCGAGACTTACATAGGCTGCAAAGACGGCTACATAAGAAAATTTGATGATTCTGCAGCAAACGACGATGGATCTAACATTGAGAGTCATGTACTCATTGGTCCAATCAGACAAAGCAACAATGATGTAATTGATGCAATGCTGGCAGAAATACACGGTATTACCGGGGAAACCTCCGGATCAGTTACTTACAGAATTGTCGCTGGCGATTCTGCGGAGGAAACTGTAGACACGGCGAAAACAGGTATAGACGATGCTCTGGCCGGAAACACCATTAACGGAGTCGCTTTCTCTGGAACATGGACAGCCGGCAGGAATAGAGTGCAAAGGCCAAGGGTTAGAAAGCCCTGGTTCGTTCTATGGATTTCATCAACAGCAGAATGGGCTTATGAGGCAGTTGCCATACAGTCCAGAATTTTGGGAAGGCACAGAATATGAGTTTACAGATAGATAATTCAACACAGGATGCATCAATTGGTGGCAGTGAAAAAATTCCGGCTGCTGATGGTACAAGTCCGGTTCATGTCACAACAGGCCAGATTAAAAACTACGTTATCGACCAGATTGAAGCAATTTCAGCTGGTTCTTCTGTTTCTGGCAGTACACAAATTTTTATCAACGATGGTGGCGTTCTTAAGCCTATTGATATCGATGTCATTACTCAGTATGTATATGACGACCTTTATGGTAAAACAGCCGAAACCTCTGCTGATGGTGCAGATGTTATGCTCATTAAAGATGGCTCAACAGAAAAAACTTTGACTCTGGCTAATTTGGCCGAATATGTTAGAGCTACGGTTGAGTCTGCTATCTTGGATATTTCAGACTTGACTGAAGTCAGTTCGATTGCTGATTCTGATTATTATTTGGTTACTCAAAGTAGTACTGGAAAGAAATTCACTCATGCTGATTTAAAGACCTCTATTTTCGCTGGATTTCTGGCACATGTAACTGCATTAACCGCTGTGACAACTCCAGCAGATGCTGACGAACTTTGGTTAAACCAAGGTGGTACTGCTTATAAGGTCGCTCTTTCTCAAATAAAAGATTATATAAATTCAACTCTTTTTGGGGAAGGAACTGCTGGCAATTTGGCTAAATGGTCTGATACAGATACTCTTGAAGCTGGCGAGACAGTTGTTACATCTTTTGGTGTTGGTTCTGATAATGCAGTTCCAACTTCTAAAGCCGTTCGTGATGAAATGGACGAAATCATCAATGATGCTCCTGCAATGGAAGATGCAATCGCAGATACCGATACAGTCCTTATCGATGATGGAGCTAATGGCACTCAGAAGAAAAGTACTTTTACACTTATCTGGACTTGGATACTCACAAAACTTGCTGCCATCACAGATGTTTCAAGTTATTCATGGGTGCTTGACGAGGACAATATGGCTTCAGATGATGCTACAAAGGTTCCTTCTCAACAGTCAGTAAAAGCATACGTAGATGCCAATGGGTTTGACGGAAATATAAATACTATTGATATTGATGGTGGAACTGACATTGGGGCAGATTTAGCCGATGCTGACTTAATAATTGTAGATGATGGTGCGAATGGAACTAACAGGAAATCAGCTGTTTCCCGGCTATGGACTTATGTTGTCAGTAAAATTCAAGGACTTTCTTCTAAAACAACTCCGGTTGCAGCTGATATCATCATCCTACAAGATTCGGAAGATTCAGATAATCTAAAAGAAGCAACCTTAACGAATTTCATGAAGGGACTTCCTGCTGTGGTAGGTGATTCTGGTTCAGGTGGAACTAAGGGTGCTGTTCCAGCTCCTGGGGCTGGTGATGCTGCCGCCGATAAATACTTAAAGGCTGATGGGACTTGGACTGTTCCTCCAGTTGCCGCAGGATGGGATGGTGATATAGCAGATGCCGATATTGATGGTGGAACTGACATTGGGGAAGCCCTTGAAGGTACTGATTTAATCATAGTTGATAATGGTGCGAATGGGACTAACCGAAAATCAGCTGTTTCCAGAATAAAAACCTATATGGAAACAACAGTCACTTATAAAAATCTCTATATTCCGGCAAGTGCAATGGTTCCATGTACAACTAATGGTGCAGCACCTGGCACAAACGAATATGGCACAAATGATATTGAGCTTGACTATATGGCTTTTGATGGTGGCGCAACTGAGGAAAGAGTCCAATTTGCAATGCCAATGCCAGAAGATTGGGACCGGGGAACAGTTAAAGCCAAATTCTTTTGGGGCTCTGCAAGTGGCTCAAGTGTTTCTGATACGGTTGAATGGGGAATAAAAGCTGGTGCTCTTTCAAATGATGATGCTATCGATACAGCTCTTGGAACTCCTCAAGTAATAAGTGATGCGTTATTGGCCGCTGATGGTGCGGATGCGCAACTTTCTGGAGCAACTCCGGCGGTTACTATTGCTGGCACTCCTGCCCTTGGTGATTTAGTCGTTTTTGAGTTCTACAGAAATACTGACGGTACAGACGATATGACTGAAGATGCTTGGTTATTGGGTGTCTGGCTGCAGTATGGTGCTGATAAAGAAGTATCTCAGTGGTAATGGAGGAGTAAATTATGAGTAGTCTGGAAAAAATTGATCTAAACAGTTTAATTACTGACACTGATCCAGTAGCGGAAAGTGTAGCGGCTGTTTCTACTTGGTATAAGACAGAGAATGCTGAATTAGAGAATCCTACAGAAGAGACTGTAGCTTGGCATGTTGCCCAAGGCTGGACAGTAACTGATAACTACACAACTGGTGGCTTTCTTACAACATTCCCGGAACGTAATATATACAAACTTGAAAGAAAGGTCTTAAACAGTCAAAACGCCCTTCAACACTTAGTTAGATCTTTCACTTCTGCTTACAATGAAGGCCGGACCTTAAATGATCAGCGATATGATGACATTGTAGCCATTTATGCTGATATGGTTGATAAGACTGAGGATTCTTACATTGCTCTTGATGCTGATGACACGGCCTTTGATGACCTTATAGAGAACTTAATTGATGGTCTGGAAAGCGACCAAGCTGCTTATGCCGCTGATGTAGATGGTGACCTGGATGACTGGGGCGATTCTCTTTTACAGGATATAAATACCCGGTTTGATAACTTAGTTTCATCAGAAAAGCAGAAGCTTATTGACCGGGGAATGTACAATGCGACGATTTTGAGTACTACTACAGCCGGCATTGAGTATCAAAGGTCAAAAGCTCTCACAGATGCAGAGGACCAGATTAAGCAACGTCAATTGCAGCTGAAAGACAGAATTTACCAAACTGAGGTCAATATGCGCAATAATGTTCTGTCAGCAAGAGATAGGCTCCGAGACAGGTTACAGAACTCTACTGATAAGCGAGTCAGTATGAGAAATGACATTATTAGAGCATTGACAAACTTTATGGAACGCAGAGAAGATGGATACCCGGATCTTGGATCACTTGGCAACCTTGCAGTAGAACTTGGCGCTGGATCACCTTCTGGTTTCATTTCATCAGACCGTTAAGGAGCTTAAGTTATGCCAGGACCGAGAAGAAAAGGGACTCCCAGTAATTTCTTTGGACGCACTAATCATCCGATAAACCCACTTACCGGAAAATTTCTTCATTTTGCGAAAGATGGAGGTGAGGTTCAATTAAAGATATTGACTGTTGTCTCTGAGCATTATGATTATCTTATCTGTAGTGACGGGAAAGATGAGAATATTTTAATTGCCAAGCCTTGGCATTTAAGGAGAGCACCATTCACCAGCACTGTTGATGGTATTGATTATACATGGTCAACAATTGGCGAAAGAGATGCGGATGATGGATCTGACTCAGAAACGCAGATAATAACTCCTTCATACATTGTTGGCGAGGAGCTAATCTGTCTCCGGATAAAAGGAGAGAGAATCACAATTTATAATGATGACGCAAGTGAATCTATTGAAATCGAATGGCAGGAAATTAACTCTGCTGGTAGATGTTGGGCGGTGTCATGATTGGTCAACTTCCAGGTCGTACAACATTAGGACAGAGAGGCCGAAGCACCTTAGGAGTTTTCGGTAGCAGTGCTCTATCAGTTATATATGTTGATTTAGAGCGTTTTGTAGGTGGTGGTACTGAAGATGGTGTTAGTTGGGATACCGCTTTTGACTCATTAAATAAAGGCCTTGCTGCTTATGATTTGTTGCTTCAAGAGTTTGGGGACTCTAATTTAAGCGAAGAAGAAGAGTATCAGATTATGAAAAAATACCCTATATGGGTAAAAGCCAGTAATTTGCCTGCGGCATTAGCTCCATTAATTAGCTACAATGATGTTCATACTAGGAGGAACCTAAGGGTGTATGGAGGAATGAGGGAGGAATATACTAATATAAATCAAAGAACTGATTCAGACTTCACCTTATTTAGTGAATTAGCCCTTTCAGCGTTTTTTACATCAACCAGCCAAAATGTCCTTAATGGATTTCATTTTGTTGTTGGATCTCAAATTATAACTTCTGCTTCACCAAAAGCATATTATTTGAAATTTCAAAGATGTAAATTTGACTTGAGTAGCAAGGACGAAGATATAGAGATTGAATTCGATGCAACATATGCCCCAGGTGGAGGCGTCGTTCCATATCCAACATTATTTAGCAGTTTACCTAAATTGATAGACGAGGCTATTTCTCCATTTTCTTTTGATACCTGCACTTTCATGAATCTTGATAGAACTTATAGCATAACCAGAACCTTGGCTGTAGTGGCCAGCAACGGGGGAAGGATGATTATTAATTCATTGATCAACACACCTCTGGCAAGTTATGAAAACATAACATTCGATTCAATCAATCAAACAATAAATGGTATGCATGGGATAGACGATCAGTTGAATCAAGATTTTTACAGTGGTGCTCCAGGTACTATCACTTCTGCAGGAGGTAATGCAACAGAGTTTTATATTGACCCAATAATTGACTGCAGTTCAATGGGAACAGTAACCAAAGTAAACTCAAGCCTCTCTGGAAATGCTGCAGATTTGGAAGGTGGAGACAACCTCCCACGAGTCAGTTCTGGAGGTGATGGTCAACGAGGAGGTAATTCATTCTTTGGCCGTGCAGGAAATGGAGGTGATGGCGGTGGACCTGCGGATAGTGACGGAGGTGATGGCGGTACTTCATTCTATGGCACTTCCGGATTGGGTGGTAATGGAACAGGGGCAGGCTCCAATGGTTCTGCCGGAAGTTCAAGTGACACAATAACTGTTTTGGGTGGTGGCACGAAAACAATTGATGATGTCTATGATTTTGTTAGTGGCGACAACTACTTGCATAACGGAAATGCTTAAAAATAATTGAGGTAAAATAATGGCGATTAGAGTAAATAGTGGCGGTACTGTCGGAGCTACAGCGCTTGGTTCTGCTGCTGCCGGACAAGCAAGAGACAGAAGAAGAACTTCTTTGATTAATGCTCAAGCAACTCAACAGAGAAATGAAGCAGAAAGAAATAGAGATTTCGCCCTTGTAAGAGATCAACAAAACTTTGAAAACACTCTTGTAAGAGATCAGCAGCAGAATCAATTCCGGGCTGATCAACAGCAGAGGTCTTTTGATAATATTTTTCAAAGAGATGAGACGAACTTTGATAATTCTCTTATTAGAGATGATCTCAATTCTCAAAGAAGGCTGGAAGACAACTTAAGTCTTAATGAACAAAGAAATGAACTCAATAGAGGTAATTTTTCTTTTGAATTATCTGAAAGACAAAGGCAAGACTTTAATCAGTTAGCTGACGTTTACGAAAGAGCTGAAGAATCCGGTGATTACACACCTGAAGAGCTTCAAGACTTAAGAAGGCAGATTGACGCTCGGAGGCTTGGTATACGTCCGCAACAACGGGCTCAAAAGAGCTCTCCTTTTCCACAAGGTCAAAACACAGGCGATGTATGGCAGTCAAATGATGGTCAGTATCTTCTCACCAGAGATCAGAACGGCAATGTTAAAAAGGTTGCTGATACTGGCCGGCTGAGTCCTAGAGATCAATTTGAAGCACGTCAGAAGGCTTATGAGTTGGCAATTCAGCAAGCCGGAGAAAATGGTGGCAATGTTGATGAGGCTGCTGATAGAATCTTTAAACGGTTAATGGGGCAAAATGGCCAATCTGGACAGATATCAGACCTCTCTGGAAGTCAATTCGCTGAAAGAAAGTTTGAGATTTTAGATAAGACAAAAAACTTTGAGATGAGAAAGCTTGTTCCACCCGGAACTACAGGAGCTTTATCTGAAATGTATAGAGATATAAGGGTTCTCAAATCTCAAGGCAAAGATGACGAAGCTAAAAAACTACTCAAAGAAATCACTGCCTTCACTGATGAAATAGAAGGTGCTTTAAAATATCAGGAAAAAATAGGCCGATAAAATGGAATTTTCTGCACTGGATAAATTAAGGGACCTGAAAGAGATCCCCAAAGATGTTGGTCCTTCACAAGGATATGTAGCTCCTGATCTTCCCAGTGACGCACAAAAATATTTGGATACCATAAAATCTCAGCAGCCTATCCAATATAGTCCAAAACTTACCAATTTTGTCAATAGGTATAGTGAGATGTATCAAAAAAAGCGTCTTGATGAAGCCGTTCAGGCAAGTATAGAGTTTCACGAAAATCATGATATTGGCTATAAAGAATACATTGCAAAGAAGGCTATTTCTCAAGGTTGGGATAATTCACATATAGATCTCTTTAATAAAACTCACTCGCATCTTAGAAATACATATTTTGGCTCTGATGATTATAGAAGAAAGAAAGTGGCAGACTTTTATTCAGAAGACCTTGAAAATGTTCCTCCAATTATTCGTGAGGTTCTTGTAGGCATAAACCAAGGCTCCAGAAGACTCCTTTCTCTTGGCTCTCGTGTTTTGGGAGGTGGCGATACTGCCGACAGCCTTAATAGGGACGCTGATATAGTTTCAGAAGCAAACAGTCAGGCAATTCTTAGAGATAATTTTGGGGCAGACTGGTTACAAACTGGTATTTCTGGTGCTACAGAATCCCTTTATCAAGCTGCTGCCTTTGCACCAACTGGAGGCGTGGGTATAATTACTGGTTTTACTGCAAGTAGAGCAAATCAGGCCATTACAGAAGCAGAAGACGCTGGTTTAGAGGGTTCCGACAAGTGGGGTTATGTCGGTAGAGCTGCAGCTATTGAGGGTGTTATTACTGGGGCATTCCAAGCTGTGGGGGCTGGTGGCTTTGAAAAAATGTTTGCTCAGGGTGCAAAAGGGTTAACCAAAGCTGGATTTAAAGAATTTGCTAAACGTACTGGTTTGTCGATATTACAGGAGCTTCCAGAAGAGATAGTAGTGGAAGTAATGGATGAGCTAAATCAGATTTATTCAGGTGTTTCCAAGGGTGAGTTGACCATGGAAAGATTTCTTGAAATTGCCAAAGCGACAACAGTGCAAACTATTCTTGCTGTTGGTGCCACTGGATCAGTACAAGCACTGACTTCTCAGAAAGCATTAAAGGACCGTGAACAATTATCTAGATCTTTTACAGATAAGTATGGATGGACGGCTAGTCAGTCAGATAGAATCATCAATGAATCTGCTAATATGAAAGGTGATTTTCAAGAGAACTTAGGGAAGGTAATCATAGAAGAGCAGCAAAAGATTGATGAGCTTAGAGAGTGGGTGAGTGACGATGTAGACCGAGCTAAGATCTTAGGGGATTTTGGGATTCCAAGTAGAAAAGATTTCGAAAAGGCTGGATTGCCTAAAATGCCTAAAGAAGACCGAAAAGTAATCGCTGAACGCGTGAGGTCAATTATTAATGATATGTCATTCCAGAACGCTAACATGGAAGAGCATGTTGAGAAAGAAGAGTCCGCTACAGATGACGCTCAGATAGAACAACAAATTCAGGATGATTCTCAAAATGAATTACAAGATAGTGTACCTTCAGCTCAAGACAGTGAAGTATCACCAGAGAGTTTACTTACGCAAGAAGAAACGACCGTTGAAGATGTGCAACAGGATACTGAAATCTCTCTTGAGGGAGATGGACAGCAAATAAATGTTGAAGATGTCCAGAATCAGATTAATGAGATAGACACCTCACTTACTACGGCAGAAAAAGAGCTTAAGAAGCTTAATAATAAAAAGCCGAGCAAGAAGGCTGAGACTATGAGGAACCGGTCTCAGAGACGTTTGGAGCTTGAAGAACAAGTAAATGCTCTCAAAGAGCAGAAGACAGAGGCAGAGCAGCAGCTTGAACTTGGCTTAAAGCAACCAGAGCCAGAAATACAGACACCTCAACCAGAGCAGACAGTTCCGGCACCAGCAAAGCAAGAACAAAAGATTGAAATACCTGAAGGCACCACTGGCTTAAGAGAGTCTGTAGCGGTACAAGAGCGTGAATTACTTGGATTGCCTCCAGAAGTTAAAGACGTTGCTCAAAAGCACCCTACCCTTGTCAATAAAGCCATTGCCGATATCAAGGCGAATCCTTACGCTCCTCAAGATTTGATTGATGAACTTAATAAAAAAGCTCGCCCAATTACAGCGACT